AGTAAAAAGTATATGGGAATAGCTGATTATTATTCAGAATTCAACAGAGGGAGACTAGCAAGAAGTTTAAGTATTCAAAAACATTACGAAACAGTAGTAGCAGGACAAATCAAACGCACCGCAGAAAAAATAGGTGCTAGAGTAGTGCTTGATAGTAAAGGTTATTTAGTACTAACCCTACCCGCAGCAGGATTTTCATTGCCGTTGTATGCTGATGAAGAAAATAAAGAAAGTTCTTTTATAGCCACAGCAACTATTCGGGGAAACAACCCAGAAGAAGCCAGAGAATATTTAAATAACAGACAGCCACAGAGTCCACCCCCTTTACCTGAAGGTAGGTCTGTAAGAGGAGATTTCAACACAGGTGGTAAAGTTCTAGGAAGTCTTCACAGGAACTGTGGATGAAATACTTCACCGCAGACGAACTTAAATGCTCCCATTGTGGGGCTAATGCTATAGACGAACCCTTCATGCAGAAGATAGAAGCCCTCCGCGAAAAGCTTGGGTTCCCCTTCCCTGTCAACAGTGCCTACCGCTGTGCAGAACACCCCATAGAAGCCCGTAAGAAGGCCGTGGGCGCACATGCTACAGGTCACGCGATAGATATTGGAGTCTCTGGAGAACAGGCTTACAGGCTTGTAGACGCGGCTATACGATCTGGAGAGTTTGGCGGGATTGGTATTAACCAGAAAGGCAGTAGTAGATTTATACATTTAGATGACATTAAAAATACATCAGAACGGCCTAGACCGTGGATATGGAGCTATTGATTATGAAAGATCACTTAGATGAGTTGTTCCCTTTGCTTGTTACTGTTTTTTTGTTTGCGTGGATGTGGGGGTCTTCGGTTTACGCTGACGAACCTACCTATGTAGATGACGTAGCTCAAATTATTAATGACAACTGTGTGGTGTGTCACCGTGAAGGCGGTATTGGTCCAATGACGTTTGAGTCTTATGAGGCAGTAAGGCCGTGGAGTCCCCTGATACAATACAAAGTACTGAGCAGAGAGATGCCTCCTTATGCTTACGATCATGGCATTGGTCTACAGGATTTACAGGGCGATTGGAGACTCTCTCAAGAAGATATAGATACTATAGTCGAGTGGGTAGACACAGGATCAGAGTACGGAGATAGGGATGTCATAGTGCAAGCGCCTACTCTAGCCGACCCTAACCAATGGAACTTCTTTGAAGACTTCGGAGAGCCTACAGTAGTCATACCTTCTACACCTATAGATATACCCGCTAATGGCAACGATATATGGCACAAGCACAACGTAGCTAGTGGTTTAACTGAGGATCGTTGCATTAAAGCAGTCCAAGTTAAGCCCAGAGGCGATGCTAAGAGCGTAGTACACCACGCAAACAGTACTGTCACCGTAGATGGTGAGAGGTACGGGATGCTTACTGAGTATGCTATGGGCAAGTGGGGCGAGATAGTACCTGCAAATATATGTAGAACTTTACCCGCCAATGCTGAGATAGCTTGGGACATTCATATGTTTCCCGGTGGACTGGGCACGATAGCTCCCGGCACAATGATCAAAGATAATGTAGTAGAGATAGGTCTGTGGCTATACAGCGCAGAAGAGTCTAAAGAACTTACATACAAGCAAGACTTAAATCTCTACAGAATTGGCGATCAAAATGATATCGTTATACCACCTAATGGTTACTACATGACTCAAGCTTTTCACAGCTTTGATCATCCAGTACGCATAGACTCGTGGCAACCACACGGTCACTTGCGTATGAACGCAGCAAGCTTTGAGATATTCTATCCAGAGACAGGGCGCACAGAGCCTATTAGTCAAGTGTCTAACTGGAGTGCTACGTGGCATCATAGTCATCTATACGACAGTGACGTTGCCCCTTTACTACCTACGGGTGCTGTTCTGGTACTAAAGCAGTGGTATGACAACACATCTGATAACCCTAACAACCCCGATTCAGATATGTGGGTAGTTGGCGGTAGCCGTACTGGTGATGAAATGACTCACGCTTGGATTGCAGTCACCCATCTTGACGATGAGAAATACCAAGAACTTCAGGACGAAAGAAGTTCTAAGAGATTAATAAGTGGCAACTAAAGGACACACTAATGCTAATACTGTACACAGAAGAACAACTAGGGGCTGCTTTTCAAGCCTATGTGCGTACTCATGCAGTCAAGGAGCTAGACGTTCTCCCTTTTGAGGAGTTCAGAGAGCTGTTTGAATACCAATATTACGCTATGTCTAACCCTGATGAGATGTTCAATGGTGAGGAAGATACTAAACATTAAGAACTAAATATCTGTATTTCTTTTTCTAAGTGAGAATGCAAACCTTCTAATGAGGCACAGCCTTCTCGCACTATCTTTCTGATGATAGGAATCTCCTCCGAAGGGAACACTTTATTTATTTCTTCTAGTGGTAGGTGACTAAACTCAGAAATTATATTGCCGTCCCGCGCTAAAAATACTCTGAATGAAACTAGATTCCCTTCTTCTTTATTTTTATTCATGTTCTTATCCTCCCTGTACTACTAGATTTGTAAATTGGACAGTCTCTATATTACCTTTTATACCGCCCTTCATATAAGTAGTAGCCCTTCCCTCAAAAAAGTTCTGATGCTCCACTCCTAAAACGTCATCTAACCAATTGAGCGGGTTGTCCTTAACCCCGTAATTAGGTTTTAAACCTAGCTGCAATAAGCGCCTGTCTGCTATGTACCTAATATATTGTTTCATCTCTTCTTTAGAAAGACCTTGTATGTCTCCCATTTTAAATACTAGATCAAGGAACTTGTCTTCTAGTTTAACCATCTCTCTGCATACTTGATATATTTCTTTCTTAAAGTCATCAGTCCAGAGGTCTAAGTTTTCTTTTATAAATTCTCTAAAGAGCTTGGTCATTGCTTCAACATGTAGAGACTCATCCCGTATACTGTAAGTCACGATCTGCCCCATGCCCTTCATCCTTCCGAACCTAGAGAAGTTTAATAGAATTACAAAGCTACTAAAGAGTTGAAGCCCCTCAGTAAAACCGGAATAGATAGCTAGATTTTTAGCTATAGATTTCTTATCATTTAATTTTAAGGGTGAGCTGTTAACGTACTCATGTTTTGCAGCCATCTCTTCGTAGTCAGCAAAAGCTTTGTACTCTATCTCAGGCATCCCTACAGTATCAAGCAGTAGGCTATAAGCGTGTTGGTGTATAGACTCCATGTTAGCAAACGCAGACATCATCATCCTAGCTTCGGGCTTTTTAAATACACGCATATATTTATCTATGTACCCGGACGCGACATCTACATCCGACTGCGTGAAGAGTCTAAAGATTTGAGTAAGCAGGTTTACTTCTTCTGCACTCATCTCTTGCCAATCTTTTACATCGTTGTGCAATGGCACATCTTCGGGCAACCATAGCATTTGATTCTGTTGGACGTAGTAATCAAACATCCACGGGTAATCAAAAGGTTTGTAATAATCTCTTGTGCCTAGCAAACTCATGTTAAAACTCCTGTTTCTAATTCGGTTTCATATTCCCAATACTCTACGATCATACCCTTCGGTACGACCATAATAGTGTTTACATATTTACTATCTTCTTCGCTGTGAAAAATATCAGTTGAAAGAATAAGCTCATTCTCGTTGTCTGCTACCAACCAGCCTACTGTTGAGCGCATAATAGGTTTAAGTTTTATAGCGTCAGCAAGAAGGATATCCGCAGTATCTACCCACGCATCACCCCACTTAACTTCCACTACTTTGTTCTTACCCTTCACAACTTAAACACCCCTCTTCTTCTAAGTTTAATCGTGGTATTTTTATATTAACATTCTCTGTGTTCCTTGCTGCATCAGAGCGCAAGTAGTAGAGAGATTTAAGTTTGTGTACTCCTGCCCAGTGTACATCATTTAGATACTGTAAAAAAGTATCGTGTGTTTCTTGCGTTGCTTCTATTGATGGCGGCTTAAAAAATAGATTAACACTTTGGCTCTGACATATATACTTCTGCCTTTGATGAGCATGTTCAATAATCCATATCTGATTAATCTCAGGAGCTGTTTTAAATATTTCTTTTTGATCATCATCTAAAATATCTAAGTGCTGCACTGATCCCTCGTGTGCTGCTATATCTTTCCAGACCTCTTCTCTCTTTGTATCCGAGGGGATCAACTCCACTAGCAACTGCTCTAAGTATTTATTCTTAACTTTAAAACTGCCGGTCAGTGTTTTGTGTGTGTATACATTAGCCCGGTTAGGCTCTATAGATGGGCTTGCACCCCCGCATATAATAGAACTAGAAGCATTAGGAGCTACTGCTAGGAGGTGTGCGTTTCTTTTGCCACTTCCCTTCATGTCAGGAGCCTCACCTCTCTCAGCACCCAGAGTTCTTGTAGTAATGTCAGCTCTATTTTTAATAAAAGAAAAAGCTTTGTTATTAAAAGACGAAGCCCACATACTTTCAAAAGCAATGTTGTTCTGCTGTAGATAACTATGGAAGCCCATAGCTCCTAAGCCTATAGACCTTTCTCTCATTGCTGAGTAAGCAGCTTTGTCGTAACCTTTGTTATTGCTTACAGTAGAGATGAAGCTATCCAATACATTATCTAACATAGTAACAAGATCAGATATGAAAGTATCTTCCACAGACCACGTATCGTAATACTCTAGGTTAACACTAGATAGGCAACAGACTGCTGTTCTGTCTTCGTTAGTGGGTAGAGTTATTTCAGAACACAAGTTGCTTTGTTTTATTTCTAATCCTAATTTCTTTTGTTCTTCTGGCAGAGCCTCATTACATGTATCTATATTGACTATGTAAGGCTCTCCTGTTTCTACTCTCGTTTGTATTATCTGGAACCAGAGGTCACGGGCCGACACTATCTTTACTGCTGTCTTAGTCTTAGGGTCTATCAAGCGCCACTCATCGTCAGCCGCTACCGCCTCTAGAAACGCGTTAGTAATGTTAACTGCATTGTGGAGGTTCAAACATTTCCTGTTCAAGTCTCCTCCTGTAGTTTTTCTCATGTTAATAAACTCTTCTATTTCCGGGTGTGATATATCTATGTAAGCTGCATAGCTACCACGCCTAGTGATGCCCTGATTAAAGGCTAACATCTGAGAGTCTACAACATGCATGAAGGGGATAGACCCAGTGCTGCGACTACCGTTAGAAGTATCCACACCATTGCTCCTAACATCACCCCAAAATCCACCGATGCCTCCACCTCCACTTGCAAGCCATATGTTTTCATCGTAATGAGCAGATAAACCATCCCTAGAATCAGGTACATAGTTAAGAAAGCAACTGATAGGTAGGCCGCGAGAGGTGCCCCCGTTAGAAAGTATAGGAGTACTGAAACTAAACCAACGATTACTAGCGTAGTTGTAAAGTCTCTGTCCAAGATTGAAATCAGTATGTCCTTTATAAGTAGCACCAAAAATACTGGCCCTTGCAAAAGCTTGTTGAGCATGTGTCTCTCCTTCCCATAAGTATCTGTCTGTGATTGTTTGTTTACTAAAAGTATTTAGTTCTTGTTCTTTATCGTAGTCAATATGAATACCTAAGTATGGCTGAACTCCAATTTTCTCAGTCATTTCTTATACTCTCCTTGCGCTTAATTTTTTTAATAGCCTGTTTACCGGGCTGAGGTTTTTCTTTCTTTTTCTTTTTAAGATACTTCTCAACCCTGTCTGCTTTGCGGTCCCACATTTTATTTCTCGCTAGAATCTAACGAAGCAATGAGCCGCTCTAGATACCACTTAGCTTTTTTTAAATCCTTTAGGCCGTCTTTATATTTAAAGCGCCACACATATTTTATTACATTGCCCCTGACATACCCTTCAAATTCTGTCTCACTTAGCATAGCTTCTATTGCTTCGATACATTCCACCTTACCATTATTGTAATGCACCGGGTGGTTTACATCATCTGTCTGGACTACGGGCTGTGCTGTCTTCTTTACAATCCGAGCTGGAGTTGTAATCTCATCCCATTCTTGAGGTGTTGCTTCATCAATACTCATAGTGTCTCCTATTCACTTTCAATGTTTAAAGTATTATCTTTTCTGTATCGAACATCAACCCAACTATCTGGCAACGAATCTTCACTATACCATGTAAAGCTGTTAGCTGATGCCCATTCTCCATGACTTCTTTTAGTACCATCTTTCCTACGTTTTGCTTGGGGCATAGGAGAAGAAGGATTAGCAAATAAAAATACTAACTCTGTATTTTCTGGCAGTGCTTTCCTAACCCATATGTATTTACTGTACTCAGCAAAATCCCAGAACCTCCCCTTAGCTTCTAAAAGAATTAACTTGCCATTCATTGTCGTAACAAAATCAGGCTCATAAGTATGCTTGATTATGTAGTTGACTACTTCAACATGATGCTGCCATTGTTGTAGAAGTCCTTTGTGTAGATCGTGTTCCCAATTAGAATCATAACTAGGAGGCACATTTTTTTCTACAGGTCTTTGAACCCGTGGTTTTCTAAATCCTTTTTTAGTTGCCAATGTCTTGTAACCTCACTGAAGTAACGTCCATATTAGTTTTCTTTATCAGAGTCTTTACTTTCTTGATCACCCACCTGTATGAGTAAGCACTCAGGTGCATTTGGTTATTAGTAAAGATGTGTGTTTGTGTTGACAGATAAGAAATTATGTTGCTCTCATCTACATCTTTAGATTGATCTTCAGTCACTAAAGTTTTAAACCACTCAACTAGTATAGTCTTAGAGTGTCTCCGTATCTGTTTGCAAATCTTTGAATTCATGGTCTACCTCCTGCACTTTAGGTTCTGCTGCAACTTTAGTTAGGAAAGTATAACCTTTTGCGTATCGGAATACACGTAGTCCTTCACCCCCATTAGAATTTTCAAAGCATTTAAACTTATGCTCACACCACCCACAATTTTTATTTATTTTCTCATTGCCTTTAGTGCCATCGAAGACAGGCTTAAAACAATAATCAACCGGAGGTTCTGTTGACTTTAATGCAAGCTTTATATTCTTTATCTTGTTTCTAATATTAGGCTTGTCTAAATCTTCTGGCTGATAGAAACATAGCTCACCGCTTTCTTTATTGAGAACTAGTAGGCCACCGTTGTTAGTACCTTCTGACTCTTCATACCCTGCAAGTTGTCCTAAGTAACCGAAGGGATCGTCATCTCTGAGTGTCCCGTTTTTAAATTTAGAGAATGCAAAGCTCGATGCAGTTTTAATATCAACAACCTCATCATCTATAATACAATCTATGTGTCCAACTACACCATCGACAACAACTTCTTTCTGCTGCCCTGTTAGATCATGGCCCGACATAACCACAAACAACTTAACTAGTTCTTCTAGCATGTGTCCGTAAAGAAATTTAATTTGAGTCGGCACATTTATTGTTGACCGAGCATCTGTACTTTGAGAATCAAACCAAAGTTTACGGGGATGCTTGCCCACATTAGACATCCTAATAGAAAAGCTAGAGTCCCGTTTAGTTGGGTTAGCCCAGGAGCGCATCACCTCTTTCATGGCATCACCAAAGTCATCTATCTGTTCTTCAGTTATACCTATAGGTTCGCCGCTCGACAGAGGCTCTATAGTTTTATATATATCCTGAACTAAGTCATCCATTTTTTATGCCTCACGAATCTACATTTACGACTTTCTGAATTATAATGTAAGTACTGTACGTTTAATTTTTTCTGTTGTTCTGTTTTTCCTTTTAGTCTCCCGTCTTTGTATGACTTAACATCTATTAATGTTAGCTCTCCTTCTGGAGACATGGCTACAATATCTACTGGGCCTGTACAACCACAGTTTTTAAATACATGATAACCCTTATCCCATAACCATGTAATAGCATAATGTTCTGCTAGATCACCCACTCTATTTGGATCGTGTTTAATGTGTTTCACTCCAGTTTGCTCCTATGTTGTATTCACCATCAAGAGGACACTTCATATCAAACTCTAGTCCCGCATTTTGTATAGCTAATATACCTAACTCGCCTACTTTCTTAGCGTCTTTCTCAGACACTTCAATCTGCCACTCATCATGTATGTTAGCTACAAAGTGAGCGTCTAAATTATTATCCTTAATGTAACTGTTAAGCAGGTGCAACGCTTCCTTCATCACTATGCTACCTCCTCCCTGCAATAAAGAATTGAGAGCCGCATGAGCTGACCTTATGTATATCTTTCGACCATCTAATCCTTTGATGAAACCCTTTCCTGCTGCTCTCGTAACTCTATTTTTAAGATTCCTAAGTGATGGGAGATTATCAAGGAAAGATTGTTTAAGTCTCTTGCCGTCTTTCCTACCTCCTCCGACCACTGTTCCAAGCTTCTCATCTCCTGCTCCGTATATGAATGCATAGATGAAAGTTTTTGCCTGACTTCTAGATTCAAGTCCCGCAAATTTTTGATTAGCGGTGTGTATATCTCCGTGGAGAATTTCATTTGTGAACTCCTTATCGTCCATATAATGTGCAAGCATCCTAAGTTCTAGGCCACTCGCATCTATACCTACAAGTCTGTAACCTTCAGGCACTATCCAACAAGCCCTACATTCTGTGCCATAAGGTGAGTTAGAGTTTGGTACTTGAGCAAGGTTAGGTTCTCGATGTGTCATACGCCCGGTGATTGTACCATTAGGATTAACAAACCCATGCACTCTATCTGCATCGTCAATGTTTTTTAACCATGATCTTATCTGAGCTATCCGTTTCTGTAATGTTAAATACTCAGCAATAAGTAAAGCCTGTGGTATATCCTTTATCTTTTTGAGGGTAGTCTCATCTACCATTGGCTGACCAGTGGGAGTAAACTTAGTAGGAACCCACCCAAATTTCTTTAGGTATTCACCTATCTGTTTACGGGAACCCAGATTAAATTCTGTCCTAGTAATCCGCGCTATATTATCTTTATGATGTAAGAGATCATACTCATCAGAGTTAAGTCTATACTTAGTACCATCTCCTGCAACAGCCATCTTAGATAGCTTATCAGCAGAAGTTTTTACAGGGTACAAAATTAAAACATTCTCACTGGGTTTGAATTCCTTGTGGACTTCGACAACAGTAGCGTCTAGCTTATCCTCTAACTCAGCCAAGAAAAGTGTAGAGTATTTAACATCTAGTAAGAACCCCTTCTTGCTCTGCCTACTTATTATCTCAGCTACGTTCTGTTCTAAATCTATACACTTTCTTGAGAAGCCTAGCCTCTCTTGATTTAAAACATCATAGACTTTCTTGTTAACCAGTACGTCCCTCTCACAATACTCCACCATCTCTGGTGAGAATGTACCGTAGTCTGTGAAGTCTATCTTAGGTAGGCCCACTCTATAACCCCAAGACTCTAGGCCGTGGTTACCTTCTCTGATTGGATTGAATAAGCGTGACAACACAAGAGTATCTATCAAAGGTTTGTTAGACAAATCAACACCCGTTAGATTCTTTACAACTGGAATATCAAACCCAATTATATTATGCCCAACTAACTTGTCAGCATCCTTCAGTATTTCAAGACCTTCTTCTAGACTGTCACCATAGTAAGAGTTCAATTCTTCTGTATGAATATCACAGGTACTAATACACCAGATTTTAGTAGCGTCTAGCCCATCAGTTTCTATATCAAAAACTAAAGAACTCATAGTTCATCTCCATCATATTGATAATCTTCTGCATCTACCTCGCTGAGTCTACCTGTCTCCTGATTGTATAGCAAGTGAGTAGCTATCCCCACATCACCAGTGTACCGGGATTTTAAAACTCTTACGTGAGTAGTCTGCGATTCAATAGGATCATCAGACTGTTGGTTGCGCTCTAAAGCTATGACGCAATCAGACAACTGAGCGATAGATTGTGAGCCTCTGAGGTGGTTAAGACCTACAGTGACACCATTCTCGTGTCCCCTATTGCCCTCTACTCTACGCAAATGAGAGACTAGGATCATACCAACCCCTGTTTCTTCAACGATGCAGCGGAGCTTAGTCATGATGCTATCAATAGTTCTGCGCTCATCACCCTCTGTTGAGGAGGACACAAGCATATGTAAGTGATCAACCACTACCCACTTACAGTCACAACCTATAATCATAAACCTAATCTTACTAAAGATTTCGTCTATATCATTAGCGCCAAAGTGAGCATGTATCCACACCCTGCCGTTGTCGTATATCTTACTATAGATTTCATCCAAGTATTTCTGATCATAGCTATCTCTGATATGGTCTACATACAGCCTGTCATTCGCCTCTATAGACATGAGACAGTCAAGAGTTCTTAGGTCATGCTCTTCAAGAGCCACGATGCCTATGTTATCTTCTGTATTATTGATCAACCAGTGTTCTAGTTCTCTAGTGATAGAGGATTTGCCAAGACCTGTGCCGCCTGTCAGAGTCATCAACTCTCCCTGTCTCAAGCCGTACAGTTTCTTGTTCAACCCCTCCCAAGGATAAGGAACAGAGTCTTTCTTTTCTCTATTAAAGTATTTATCTTTCAACTCTCTAGCATTGACAACACCGCTAGGTGTATAAACCTTGGCGTTCCACCATGCTGTGACATAGCCATGCTTGTTGCCTTTCTTTATCATGTCGTTGGCATCTTTAAATTCGTCTGCAAGATGCACGACTTTCGCTTTTCCTGGAGTTAAAAGCATCGCCACTTTTTTAGCTGCTTCCTTGCCGGGCTTATCATTATCAAAGTTAATGACTACGCAATCAAACTTCTCAAGAAATTCTATAGAGTTCTTTACATCTTTGACAGCCGCCGCAGCCCCATTCTTTATGGAGACTACAGGCCACTTGGAACCTAACATTTCATAAGCTGCCATTGCATCGCACTCACCCTCAACAATGGTGATGTACTTACCTCCTGATTGGAATAACTGCTCACCAAACAAGCCGCTGCCCTGTCCACTGCCCTTCCATGTGAACATTTTATTTTGTTCTCTTACTTTGTAACCTACAATTTCATTGGCTACATAGTAAGGATAGAGGTGCTTGACGATCTGACCCTTGTGATCCTTCACGGCTTTAACACCATACTTCTTGGCTGAGTCTAAAGATATTCCTCTGTCTGATAAGGCTAGAAATTCTCCTTCTGCATTGTTCATGGCATTATTTCTATAGGGTTGTATGTCTATGGGTTTAGTTGTGCTAGGCGGCATCGCCTCACATTCTTTGTCATAATCTTTAATGACTGTAGAGCAACTGAAACACCACGCAGTACGATCTTCGTGCATAGATACCGGATCACTGCCTCCACATTTCGGACACGGTAACTTAAATTTAACAAAAGGTTTCTCTGGGTAATCCGACATACTAATCCTCGTAGTTAATAGTATAGTCAGGCGCTTTTACATACGCCTCGTTTATATCTGGGGTTGATAAGTCATCAGGCTTGTACTGTCCTGTCTCTGTCCTCGCTCTTACAAGCTTAACTTTATTTTCTTCTGTGCATTCAACCTCTTGGATGGCTGCATGAAGAGATGTTATAGCTTCCCTTCTTATTACCATCTGATCAGTCAAATCTCTTAGCTCTGCTATGGCTCTCTGAGCTACAGAATATTTTAGTTGCCCATCAGTACTGAAAAGGGAGACATCATAGTCCCCCTCCCCAGTCCGAAAGATAACTGTATCTTCTTTCGGAGTTCTGATCATAACTCATCGTCCTCAGCTAGTGATTCTTCTACATCAAACTCATCACCAGCTTGGTTGAATGATACAAGATCAAGTATCTGTACAGCCTGAAGATCAAGACCACGATAGGTTTCACCCTGCCGTACAACTTCCCACTCTTTGTACTGAACCTTGCCGATAGTCCCGTTGCCGACAGACACATCTACTTCATTCTTAGATTTGTCAAACAGTTTAGGGGCTGCTCTTGTCATACCATTCGGACCACTAACCTTACGCTTAACAACAAGTGCTGGGCCTTCATCCATATCTTTAATACGGAAGCCACGATTTTTAAAATCAGTAGCAGTGTCTTCGTCTACTATAACATTGACCGAATAGACCGGCTCATAAGTAGTGTTGGGGTTAGTGATTGATGCCCAGTAAAGAGCGCCTTGTAGTACTGACATAGTATACCTCCAAAGGTATGTTGTTGATAATTAATTAAAATAAAGATGACATCCTTGTCTGCTTTTCCGTTTATGTTTTGAGTATAACATAAGCTTCCGCTTTTTCATACCTATCCACAAGCAACTTGATAGCATTGATATATTCCAGGTCTGAACATTTATCCCAAGGAACACCGGCTACATCATCAAGTGTTGAACGTAACTCTTTGTAAGCTTCTTCACTTATCATTGGGTGGATACTGACTTTGACCAAGCATCTAATATAAACTTTAAGCCCTCTGACTTAGTTAGTTTTATTCCTATATCTTTAGATATAAAATCAATAGCTAGGTCAAGTTGTGCAGCTTCTGATTTATGGATTGCCATCATACGATACAGGCGTTGGGATTTTAATTTTGTTGCTTTTGTTTTTTCATACCTCGCGATTTTTTCTGCATCACTTAGCACAAGTGCCGGTCTACCTAGTTTAGATTTAACAGCTTCACTACTACGCTGTGCTTTCATTCTATCATATAATGTCATTTTATTTTCCTTACCTTTGTGTTGTTAAGTTGTCTTTGTCTAGCTGTTACTCCTAGTGGCGCACCATATGCAAAGGGAGTACAGTGCTGCACCTTCCCACCAGATTTTAAAAAGTCTTTAACATGTTGCTCTATGTTAGCTACTAATTCCTCTCTTTTTTCTTTAGGCATTACTTCTTTTATTGTTCTCTTTCTAAACATAAATGCTTCGTTTGTACTATGCATTGTCTTGCTCCTAAATAATATTGTATACTGGTTTGTTGTTTGCAAATATCCCATGCTGTTCTGCTATGGCCTGCCCTATTCCCTCATAAGTTTTTGATCTAAGTTTCCAACGATCTTTAGATGGTGATAAGTAATGCATCTTCATTCGTTCCTTTCTTGGTAGTGCATCATGTATCTCCTTAACATTATCAGTGGCTTGTAACTTAGGTAAGTTATGTAACCACAACCCTGTCTTCTTAGATTCAGGATGACCGAACTCATAGGGTTGAACGTACTGTGTTGGTTTAAAGGGCAGTACACCTACTGGATTTTCCATGACTGCATAGTCACTATAGTCACAAACTAATTCCCATAAATCTGTAGTCCATTTAATAGCTTCTAATCGTGCAGCATTCTTTACCATACCCTTACCATACCAAGCATTACCGGACACAGCTAAGGCTGTACAGGGTGGATGAATCAATATGAAATCCCAGTGCTTAGATTTTATAACATCAAGAGCATCCCCTTGTATATGATTAGCAGCACCATCATCGGCAGGCAGTAAGTCACAACTAACTACGTTCCAATTAAAATTATTAGTAGCTGATAGCTTTTCAAATGCTTTCCTGCTTACTCCACTGTACTCCATTGCGATCAGTATTTGTTTCACTAGTAACACCTCTTAATTTTTTTCTCATCAACGTACAATCTTAAATGAGTTGAACAACTTATCGGTTGACCATAGGAGTAGTGCCTCCAATCTAACCCCTTCTTCAAGTGCTGTCCTCTTACCTTAACTTCCCATTTTGTTTTATTAAGATACTTTTTAAGCTGTTTAACAAAAGCTTTCCCTTCATCATCATTAGGAATTTCACTTAGTAAATATTTATGAATCATCTTTTTTCTCCGCTAAAGATTCTATAATAAAAGACATATGTTCACAGGTTGCATCCCAGTTATCAGGACGCACATCTCCATCCCATGTTTTGTCTAGCTCAGTCCAGATGTATTCTATTGATTCGTTAATCGTCATTGTCTTGCTCCTTAGACAGTATATCTTTTAGTTCTTGCTCTTTCTCGTACAGTGTTGGGTCTATCGACTGTATGCTTCTGCCTAGCATGGATTCCTGTCTGGCAATCTTCTGCCTCGTTGCTTTTAATGCTGCTTCTAGTTCTTGTATGCTCATTGTCTTATCCTTGAATTAAAAAGAGGGGGCTTTTACACCCCCCAAAGGTACTACACCATGTAAGTTATGCTGCTATGAAGTAAGGAGTGTCAAGAACTTTCTGTATTACAGCCGACCTTCTGTGCTGAAGACCTGCTACATTAACTGACTTGCTCTGAATGTGAGTACCCCAGTCAGTCATAGTATTATAAACACTCCAGAGATTAGCACCTAAAGCGCCCTTGTAATGACCGTGATATTTATTCATAAGGTAATTATAAGTCCTGTTTCTTTCTACTGTTTTTGGCTGTATGCTCCCTGAAGTATTTGCTTTTACTAATTCTTTAAACTCTGGACTAACAAGCCCTGCAAATATAATAGCTGCCCTAGTATCTGTACAAGATGTACCATTCCACTTATGCCAGAGTTCTGCTTGCTCCGTAAATAATGGGACAGCATTAACAATAACATCTGCTGCATGTTTAATATCTAAATGCCTATTGTGTCTAGCTTTGTACAGGGTAGCAGCACCAGATGTAAATACTTGGCTGTTCTGACAGGCTCCTTGATTAGCACCCGCTGATATTTGATAAGCCCAAGTACCGCAGAAGCTATTGATAGATAAGAAAGTCAAGGCTGCTGAGTCTCCTTTAGGTGTTTCAATCTTATGATTAGGAAGCTCATGTTTCACATAACATTTCTTACCTGTTGCATCCAAAGATATAGTTTCTATTATAGATTCGTCTGCTAAACCAGAGCGAATAATAACATCTCTTTGATTATCAATCATATCCCTATGCTCTACAGCTTTATAATTAATACTATGTATACCTAGTATT